TTATACTCCTTATTAAAGGGTTGAGGACCTCGTGTAAAAGTGTCCTACTTATTGGTCGTAAAGTCAGGCTAAACGGGTAATTACCTGCTGAAGAACGGAGATGTAGAAACCTCTACCGAAGGCATAGTCAAATCCAAGGTTAAGGCGCAGGCTATTGCCAAAGAGTCTGCATAGTCATCATGAGCATGGGCCTCATCTGGAGCATGGGCTAAGAAGTTAGGCCCAGTGAACTTGGTCTCCAAATCCACCATTTGTTGATAGAAGCGCTTCCATCTACGCAATTGGCGAGTCTTAGCATGGGCAGGCCAACCGACCATACGACGGTCAATAAGGGCCTTGAGGTGTTTCCAACGCTTTGATTGCTCTGGCTGGCTACTACCTATGGAATGTACTTCTGCTCTTGGGATGAGGAGTCGGAGTCTTTGTGCAACCGCATCACCCACGCCGTTAGCGTCAACCCCAACAGCAAGTACGTCGTAACTAGATAAGAAGTTAACGATTTGAAAATATTGGTCTTCCCAGTCATCACCTTGTAGCTCCAACCAATCTAGGACACGGTGGTCAAAATAGCCAAACTCATCTGGACGGTCCCAATCTACCCAGACTACTGTTACAACTGTAGAGTCTAGCTTACGTGCAGGGTCAATACCAACTACCACAGGTGAACGATGCCAAGCCTTTACAACCTGCTGAGAGGTGTCTCCCAGCTCATCCATAATAGCTGAGGTTACAAACATACCTCTTTCTAGCAACCACTTACAGCAGTATGACATCTGAAACTCGTCGGAATCTTCACCAATACGTAGTTTTTCTTTTTTTATGAACTTCTCGTAGTTAGCGTTGCACTTAGATACGTCGCGGTAGTCCCACTCAAAGTGGTTTTGGCGTTTTCCTCTAGTTGTCTGTCTGCGCTTGTTAATTTGAATAGAGCGATAGAAGTTGTTCTTATGCGTAGTTGGTGTGCCAGTCTTAACCATGGTTCCTGAGTAGTACGCAAGCATAGGGGAGATAGACTTGGTAACAACAAAGTCGTCCGCTTCTTGACACTCATCAATAACAATAAGATGGAAAGACTTAGATTCAATCTTTGCACGTGGGTTAGCGGTCATCATCATAAGGCTACTGCCTGAGTTTTTTAATTTAATCTGTCGTGTGACTCCAGGTACCTTACCTAGGCTGTCATCAATCTCTGGGTCACCTAAGATTTCTAGCGCACGTTCACTAGTAAGCCTATTAACAGTACGACCAAAGAGGGTTTCTACCTGACCTTCAACTGGAGCAAACATACCAATCCACACACCGTTTATAAACTTACCTAGTAAGTCTGGATACATCTTTGCAAGGCGTGGCAAAAGCACCATTAGCGTTGCTACGGTATTAGCAATTGTTTCAGACTTACCTGACTGACGGGCTGCTAATGCAGTTATTTCTTCACCGTCGTTAATAAGTACAGATTCAATGATACGACGCGCAAGTGGCATTTGATAAGGGTGTAGCTCATGCCCAACTAGAGCGTTCATAAACTCAATGCAACGGTCTATTAATTTATTTACAAACTCTTTAGACAGTTCATCAAGTTCTACCTCTTCATCCTCAGGCTCTACTTCTTCTGGGACGTCAGGTAAGAACTCATCTTCGTCTTCTTCTAACACAATGTTGTTGTCCATAATAACCTTAGTCTAGAGTAAAACAAAAACCCTGTGCTGGTAAGCACAGGGTTTTTGCACCATCACACGGAAGTAGAAGAGAGAGGTAGATATAGTATATCAGCGAGTCATGCGGGAGTGCAACTCGTGGGTTACAGCATGGACGGCTTCGGCGCCCTTTAGAGCCTCTTCCAAATATACGGAGTCCCTGCTCTTTGTGTACATAGACAGGCATTTGCCAACTTCAGTTAGCGCCTGGTCAATCCAGGACTCAAGCTCTCCTGTAGGTATCCTGGAAACCCTTTTTGCCAGCTTTTCTGGAAAGGGCTTATCCCAAGGTTCCTTTTTAAAAAAACTCATCATATTTACCGTCCTCTGGTACCCAAGCTTTTCTACCCTTCATAGCGTCTAAGACTATCTTATCGATAGCCTCATCGTCATCAGGGGATATTACAGGTCTTTTATAAAAAAGGCCAACGTAGTAACCAGGCTCAGTAAAAGGCAGCCTAAAGACTAGGCACTTACCTTTTCTAAATGGGTAATCAGTTTCTTGGGTAGAGCCGACCTCTACCACAGGCAATAATTTTTTATGCCAGTACCGAAGTGTTCCGCCGTATAGTGGTCCGATAGTTTGCATTAGTTGCCTTGTTGCCGTCTCTCGTCTAAGCCTTCTTCTAATATTAAGGTTTGCTGAAGTCTAGCAGAAGACTCAGCAGCGTACTCAAATCTTGTTCTTTGCTCTTCTGTCATCTCTAGTGGGTCTGCTGGCCCCATCTGCGGCCATCGGTCTAACCCACTAGATGCCAAGTACTTACCAGTAGAGTCGGTGTTCTTTAAGTTTTCAAAGTGCGAGACAGGGCAGTTCTCGTACTCCCACCACGCGCCATCCCTAAATACAACATATAAAGAGCGCTTATCAAAATCGTAAGCAATTGCCTTTGCTCTTGGTCGTATTGGGTTTGTAGTGTTAGCAGCTAGCTGCTTAAACCCCTCTGATGGAACGGCAACTTGGAAGCGCTGGTCTACTGGAGTCTCTACGCCAATCTTGTCAGCCATACCTTGAGCAAGGTTTAAGATTCGGTTAAACCGCTCTTCTTGGTCTTCAAAGTAACGACCCTTTTTGTTTTTAGCCACAGATATGGTCCTCGGTTTCAGACTCTCTTACTCGCACCAAACAGCGGGCACAGCGGAGGTACTTCTCTGGTTTAAAGTTGTTTTGTGCAGTAGCACCAGGTTCAAACTCTACATGTTCAGACGCGCTAATAATCTCAGGTTCAGCGAACATCTCATCAGGAAACGGGCCCCTAGGGGCAGTTACCTTCTTAGGAACTGGGTGTGTTTGAACGGCCTGTCGTCTATCTACGCGTACTGCGAAGATTGGCTCATCAAACATTACTCGGCCTTAGGTTCCTCTACAGGCTCTTCTTCTTCTTTTGTAGCCTTCTTTTTAGAGGGCTTCTCTTCAATAAATTCTACAAGCGGGAAGTGACCGCTATCAGCACGTGCTTGTAACCAGTTTGGTAAACAAGGTGCACAGTAATTAACTGGGTTTACTCCAGGGTCTGCGTGTGTATATAGAGCGTCTTTATCACAGTTATCGCATTTTACTTTTGACATCGTGTCCTCCTAATAATGGGAGGGCAGTTGCCTGCCCTCCCACTAGTTTACTTGGAAGCTCCGATTCCGTATGCCTTATCTTTAGGATTTAAGGCCTTGGCTAGAGGACCGACAAGACCAGCAATAAACGCGTTAGCGAGTACTGAAGGGTCTGTCTGACCTGCCATAGCGAGTGCTACAACGGAAGCGATAGCAGCGCGGATATATGACCCTGCAGCTGCTACTAGTTGTTCTTTATTCATCTTGCTCCTTTTACCCCTTGTGATAGTGGGGGTATTGGAATACTACTCGCTTCTTCCAATTTCCGCTAGGTGCTGGGTGAACTGACCTTCCAGCTTAGCGACGCTGATACGTAGCTCAGTTATCTCTGAGTGGATTTGATTGACGGTATCTTTCATACTGCCCCCGCCGTTGGGCTTAAGTTCGTGAACAAAGTTCTTCAGGTATGACTTTAATACCCATGATGTGGCCGCGATGATAGCAGCTCCAAAAGCTGCGAATCCTGAGAGGACTCCAGCCCATTCAACTAATGACATATCTCATTCTCTTTCTAATATAGAGTATTGATATGTGTTGTCCGATATGCATAAAAAATGCGGAAATACGTACATATAGTAAATACTTAAATAACGTTTTTGTCACATTAAACAAAATATATTTACTTCGGCTTGACTCTTGCCGTAACTCTGTGGCAGTCTAGTTCTTGGAAGGCTCCAGTAATGGAGCCTTTTGCTACTGAGAGGAGCAATAAAATGCTTAATATCAGAAAAGATACAATGGATAAAGTGGCTGTATTTGCAATGTACACCTTGTTGATAGGGGGTCTACCGCACGCAATTGCTAACGCAAATGCCGTGGAGGAGACGCCTGTAACAGTACAAGTAAATGCTGTGGACCCACTTGATAAGTACAGAGGAGCAAAAGAACTGTCAGATACAGACTTAGTTGACCTGCTTAGCGCGGTTGGTTTTGAGGGAAAAGCTCTCAAGGTCGCCTACGCGGTTGCTAAGAAAGAGTCTAACGGTCGCCCCTTAGCCCATAACGGAGATGTTTCCACAGGTGACAACTCCTACGGGATGTTCCAGATTAATATGCTGGGAAGTCTCGGAGAAGATAGACGGGAGAAATTTGACCTCAAAACAAATAAGGAACTCTTTGACCCTGTGGTTAATGCAGAAATAACCTTCTACATGACTAACGGTGGAAAAGACTGGTCCTCCTGGAAAGTGTACCCAGGCCAGACAAATGGAAAAAGATACGAGGAACACCTAAAGGCGTTCCCTAACTAATAACCCTTTAAATAAAAAAGCCCCCAGCCAATGGCTGGGGGCTTTTTGCTTGGGAGTTTATTATGCAGCCCAAGGTGTGATTGTAATTGTTGCTGTTGAAAGAACATTTGCTGTTGCTGCTGCAACTGACTGTGTTCTGATTGTTCCAGCTGTACCCTTTAGAACTGTGCCAGGTGTAATAGCACCTGAGTTGGCAACAGTAAATCCTGTACCTGAAACAATGATTGTGCTTCCACTTCCACCAGTTACAGAGAAAGTACCAACAAGTGCTGTTGGGATACCTGTACCTGCTGTGATGGTGACCTTAGTACCAACAGGCCATGAAGTTGTTCCACCTGCGATAGTAAGGGTTGCTGAGGTTGTGCTTGTAGCGTTAACCTGTGTTACCTGTGTAGCAGTGTTAGTTGCGCCAGCTGCTGTAGTGATATTAGCTGCTTCGTAACCAGCATCCTTAAGCTCATCAAGAGCTAGGGCTGTTGTATCACCAAGTACTGAAGGTACTACGATGAAGCCAATTCCAGCGCCATCATATGCTGTAAGAGCGTTTGTTGCCTGTACCTTGCCGTACCACTGTCCTGTAATTTCACCAGCGTTAGCTGCGTTAGTTACTGTGAACTTTAGTGCGTCTGCTGAAGCAACTGTTGCTGAAGACAGGTTGTAAGCTGAAGCTGTAAGACCTGTAATGTTTACAGTATCTCCAGCTGCAAGCTTGTTCTGTGATGTGTATGTAACAGTTGTGCCGTTACCTGAAGCTGCTGTAATCATGTAATTACCTACGCCTGGTAGGAATGATGGGTAATCGTTCCATTCAGC